CTTCATCTACTGGCAGGCAGCCTCTCAAATTGTAATACTCCTCAAATGTTCTTTGATCGTAAGTATGGTTGGCTATAATCATTAATTCGATCCAGTTAGGTGTATTACCTTCCTTGTGTTTATAGCTTTCCCTGCGCAATTCACCTTCTACAATGTGGTAAGGAGTGTTATTCAGGCAGAAATCAAATGTGCAGGTTTTAGCACCTGTTAGGGCCATATAACCTTGCCCCTGCCAGTGGTAACTTTTAGGTAAATTTTTGTACTTGGCTCGGGTGAAGGTGTATGCATCCCAACTTGACTTGGTGTCCCTGATAGCATCAGCATTGTGGATATCAACTCCTTCAAATAGATCTGGAGTTCCTTTGATGTATGCATTACTTAATGAAGTTTCATTTTTCTTGAATACCTTTTTGGTTTTTCTTGAAACTATTGTGATAGAGTCCTCCTCAACATCATTTCCTTTATCCAACATCTTACCATGTATTTCAGTGAACCTGTTATACTTGGCAGAAACGAATACGTCTATCAGGTGTGTTTTTACACCTTCTGCCAGTTCTCCTGCTTCCTTAGCCTTAATAGTTGTAGGATCAGACATCAAATGACTTAATCCAGAGCACCTGAATAATAATGAATCTGCGTTATTTGCCATTTTCAATTTCCTCCTTTCTGGTTACGAATAAGGTAAAATCAACATCTGGACAACTGGCTTCCAGATTACTTACTTCTTCAATGGTAGTGCAGTCAGATAACATTGCTTTGATCCTTTCCAATTCGATCTCCTCCTTAGTTTTTGGAGCAGGTTTTGATTCAATGATAATTGCATCCTTAACTTCACCTTCTGGAATTTCAATGCCAGTCAGATTAGAAAGCAACCATGCTCTTGCTTTTCTAGTAGCCTTGCCAACCAATGCATCAACTGAGGTATATTGATCCATCTTCAATGCTATTGGAATTTTCATGGTGTTGGTAGGTCCTCCATTTAATGACCAGTTGATTGTAGCTTCGATAAAGGCACTTGTTTTAGCAGGATTGATGTTAGGTAGGCCACAAACAATAGTCTGCTTTAAACCTTCATAGTTTGATAGTAGGTAGCCACAACCTTCCTTGGTAAGATACATATTGCCTGCAATGATGTTGAATTGGTTACCATAAGGCTGCACACCAAGTAATACAGCTTCTATAAGGCAGGTTTTTACTACATCTGGAGAGTAACCCCCTTTGTTGTCTTTATCGGTCTTAAATCCCAGTCTGTTGCCCTGCATTGCTAAAATAGGCTTCATGTATTCTGGAGTTAAGATCTCAGACAACTCAGTGATAGCTTTTGAAATAGCATACGCTCGTTCAAATCCTAGCAGATGTTTTTGTCCCAAAACACTTTCAATTGAAGTGTTTAATTGCTTTGCAACTATACTTAGTTGCGTTTCTGTTTTTGTTTCCATATTGTTTTGCAATGATAATAAAAGTTATTGATATGTAATACGTTCTTGAAAAATTATTTATAAATTTACATACTCCTTTCCATCCTGAATGTACGATTTTACAAAGTGGTCCATATTTTCCTGTATGAATACAGCCAATGGTACGTTTATAGTAGTTTGAACGTGGTTTCCTTCATGATCTGAGGTATCAGTGGTTCCAGATAGTCCATGGACTTGTTCAACATAGGACCTGAGTTCCTCATAACTAAATGCTACTTCATGCCAGATCGGTTTATGATCATTTTGACATCCATCAAAACACCATGTAGCTGTTACCATATTACCTTGGCTAAATTGCCATGTTTCCAGATAAATTTTCAACTTTTGCTTAATACTGGAGGTAATGGGTTTATGATCGTACCAAAGCATCTTAGCAGCGTTATTATCGAACCATACTGCTTCATCATTGTAAAATTCCAGTATTCTTGATCTGAGAGTGTTCATGATTTCTGATGCCTCTCCAGTAAAACCATAACTTGCCAGTTCCTGCGAATACCTGACTACTTCATGAAATCTGGTATCTGGATGTTCATTCTCAAATTCCATGCAGGACATGGCTTGCATAGTGATAGTTTGAACGATTCTAAACATAACTTGTTCAGCTAAATCATTCTCCTCAGCCAGTTTTTTTAAAAAACTTTCTGGATCAGTTGTAAATTCCAAATTTCCAACTAAATTTGTTGTTCTGTATTTCATATTCAGTTTTAACGATTAAAGGGCAGTACTATTGATTTAGTGCTGCCCTTTTTTTTAGTTCATATTGAACCTATTGAAGATGTGTGGCCTGCTATTCATTTTAGCAGTAATGAGTGAAACTAAATGATCTGCTTGCTTTTCTTTAAGGAGGTTGCCATCCCTTTTTGCAATGGATCTAAATTTGATTACTCTTTCATACCTGCTGTGCAGGAAATCTGTTATTATATTCATATTGTTTGATTTAACAATGCAAATATAATCATAAAAAATTAATTGTCAAGTGATTTATAACGATTTATTGTTTCATTATAATTTAATTCCTTCTGATGCCAATAATAAAGCCTATGGCAAATGATAAAAAAATCACCCAGACAAATAAATGCCATACTTCCTTAGCATGATCCAGTCTGGTCCAAGTTTTTTCTTTGCAAGGAATAGTGACTTTTACTTCAAATGGAATTGCAGCCTTGGCAGTATCTCCTTTGTCAACTACGTTAAATTCCAGTGATCCTGATGGAGTCGGCCTAGCTTTTACCTTAGTTTTTTTGTTCTCAAATATTGTTTGGAATCCACTGGAGTCAATCAAACTTGACTTGGCTTTTAACAGGCTGTCATACTTGGCTTGGTACTGGATGCAATCAAAATTAAATTTACTGGAATCAGGTCCAATTATGATCTCAACTTTTATAGTGTCACGAACAATGACTTCAACTGAGTCGGTATGACAAAATCTTTCCAATGCTCCTTTCTTAGTGTAGCAGGATGATAACAATACAATCAGGAATAAACCTATAAGTTGATTTTTCATTTTTTATACTTGTCAAATGATATGCTGAATCCAAGGCTAATAGCAAACCAGAATGCGATAAAGAAAGCAGGTAGGTAGTAGATGTTATAATCACAAAAACTGAACGTACAGATGGCTGCTGAATACAAAAACAATTCCAGTAATTTGATCCTGTGGCCTCCATCATTTGGAAATGTTTTTTCTAAGTAACTGGCCTTTCCATCATTGTTCCTGTCTTTATTGAATACGAATAATTCATAACTCCAGTACTCAAACAATTCTCCATGGACTAAAATAAGTTTGTGCCAGTGCTTTCTCATTGACTTCATCAATGTCACACACTCAAAAATGCCTCGGCAATAACCTGCAGCAATTAGCAATACGAAAGTTAAAATGGTTAAAAGTATCATCTTTTATGTTTATTTGGGCGCTTTACTGCCTTACCTTTTTTTCTGGTTCCCAGTACTTTCTTGTTTGATTTTACTTGACTTGTCTTCATATTTTTTTCTGACTAATTCAACAATGCGTGAGCGTTCAATGTCGTGCTGTTTAATTCCTTCCTGCTGTTCAGGTGTTACTTCCATACTGAGAAATATAAATCGGCTTCTTTCTTCCTTCTATTGATCAGGCCATTGCTTGGCTTTCCTTTGGAGTTGATCCACTTCATAAATTCATCTCTGATTGTAGGATCCAGTGGACTATTGTTAACCTTTTTTAATAGAGTGCTGTCACCAAGGCCTTCTGCAATTATATCCTGATCAATATCGGATCCCACATTGTATGCAAAACTTACCAATGCATCAAATTGATTTTGGGTTAATGCCAGTCTAACTAGAGAGTTCACATCACGTTCAAAATCTTTTAAATCATGCATAAGCATTTGCAATGCCTTCTCCTGAGTGATTTGAGGATCTTTTAAGCTAACTCTGGCTCCAGATGGGTATCTGGTAGATCCGTAACCAATTGTAGGGATGCCAGACGTGCATAAATAGGGTTTATCTCTAAATCCTTCAAAGGATTTGATCAGGTCAATGCATTTTTGACTTATTTTCATTGTGGATCTGATTTACGAATGAGTATGACTGCAAAGTTTTTCAATATGTCGGTTCCAGTAATAGCCATGATATTTTCTCTCAACGACTGGAGTTCTGCCAGTGTGATAATTGCTACTAAAGGTTTTACCATTGGAATTTCACCGCCAAAATAAACCTCGGCCATTCTTACAACAAAAACACAAGTAAGATATGCTACTCCAGTATAGAATTTTCTAATCACCTTTCTTGACTGAAAATCTTTCGTCTTATGGCCTTTTATCAATCCTGTGATCCAGTCTGCCATGACTAACGTTCCTATGAAAATTAAGGCAGGAATAATAGGTGATAAATAGCTAACAATAGCTGCCAGTATGATCGGTAAATATTTTTGGCTATAATGGTTCATTTATGGGTTTAATTTTGGTTCCTCAAATTCTATAACACTATACTCAACTGCACTCAATAGTTCGGCCTCGGTGAATAGGCTTATAACCTCTGGGTTGATTGTAAAATAGTACTTGCCATTTTTATCAATTATAGGATTGCAGTAATTACTTGCAAGTTCATTGCTGTAACCTAATAGCTCACAAGCTGCTTTCTCATGGGCTTCAAATTCTGCTTTTGTGCATGCTAAGAAGCGAGGATATGTTATTTGTGGTTCTAAGTTTTCCATTTTACAAATTGTTCATTGTTCTCAAAATTGAATACATGGCCGTTCTTTGAGTTGTAGTATTAATTCCATTTACACATAGATAAGAATTCACAATACCTTTTTGATATACAGCAGAAGAGCCAGCCCTTCCTATTTTTAACCCTAGGCCAGATAGTGCGGGGGTATAAGTATTAGAAGCTTCTGTATCATTATTTTTTTGTAGGGTATTTAAAACGCCTTGATTATTAGTTGAAGTCCATATCGTTAGTGATGTTCCTAAGGTTTTCCCTAGCCCAGATAACGAGTTGTTCATGTATAATCTCATATTTGCAGCCTCAGGAGCAAAAGAATTTTGATAATTTGCAGAATTGCTATCAATTATAGGATATCCTCCTCCATTTGCGTTCTCACTTTTGTATGCCAAGTATTGGGAGCAAATGTCTGGCCTTGTAGCAGTTGCTGAATTCATAAACATACCTACACCATCGTATTGAGTTATAACCCTATCAACAATACAAGCCTTTAAGCCAGTTGTTGCAGTTCCTACGTTTAAAGTATAAGTTTCTCCAGTGGCTGTTGTAAATTGAGTTTGACTTACACTTGCATTATAGTTATTTGAATTAAAGTCTATAACTGGCGCACCACCGATTGTGTTGGAAACTGAAACACCTCCAATGCTTCCTAAAAAATGATTAGAGTCATTATTCCATGCACCAATGCAAATTTGACCAGTACTATTATACATTGCACCGGTATTTGCTGTTACATCTGTGCCTATTTGAGAATAAGTAACTCCATCTGAACTGCCATAGTATTTGACTGTCCCAGTAGTGGAATTTCTACTAACTTTAAAATAATATTCAGTATCCGCAGTATAACCTGCTGTGGCTAAACTTATGCTTGTAGTTGTGGCTACCATCCCTGTTCCAGATTGCGAAAAGTAAAACTGCATAATACCACCTGAACATCTCAATACCCAGCCTCTATTGCTCCCTTGATCACCCTTACTTGCAATTGCGTAAGTTCCTAAATAGTCTTTTATTTTTATTCGCTTACTAATTATTTCAATATCACCAGTAATTTGATTAGCTGGTGCATTTGGTGTTGAAAAATAATTACCTGCTACGCCTGGCAGCCAGACATACTTATTTACACCATCATAAGCAAGCAACAAAGGCATACTTCCAGCCGCTCCTTGGGATACATCACCACTTGCACCAGCCAAATTGAATATCTTTTGACACGCTTGCCCTAATGTTGGTCCACTACCTGCACCTCCTAAATAACCACTATAATGAGGGTCTAAAAACTCTGGTACTGTTGTCTGAAATTGCGCCTCACTTGTAATACTTAAAGCTGTGCAAATTCCATCTAGCACACTAGCTAATGCAGCAACCCCACAAGGCAATACTCCCCCTGCCGCTATAACTCTGTTGTAGTGGTTTAGGGCTATGGTTGTGCCTAGTGAAGTTCCACCAAACATTAAAAAAGGAGTGCCGTATGCGTAACCGTATGCTCTCATGATTAATCCATTGAACCTAAAGCAAACCCTGATCCTGAACTAACTGTTAAAGTTTTAATTCCTTTTGAATTGTGGGCAAATAAGATAGTGCCTGCCTTCAAAGTTTCACCTGCAATATCCCACAATGGAATTTGGTTCACATCATCTTCATCAGTAAAAGCCGTTACAACAGCATCTTCTTGCAATACTGCAATTCTGTAATTGCCTGCTGAAATAGCTTTGCCACTTTTAAAGAATTTGCCAGTAACATGACCCCCTTGCAATATGTCCAGTTGATTATTTTCCATGACTTTTATTTATTAGATGAATTTCAAAACACAAATTTAGTTAAATCAAAATTAATTTAGCAGAAATGTACCTTTTTAACAAGATACTTTTGAATTGAATACCAGTTGAACAGCTACTCCACTGGCAACTCCCATTTGAGTAAGGTATTGTGGTTCCCTACGCAAAGAAATGATCTGCACTCCACTTGACAATTTGAATGCCTCAGTGAATGCTCTGGATAAAACATCCATTTCAGAAATGATCTGCTCCCTTTCATCCATAGTTTTTTCATGTCCATCAGGTTTCCAGAATCCTATCAATAGATCAGATTTTACTATAGCAGAGTTGCTCAAATCATCAGTTTGCGTGAAAGGGTATAAATGGATCTGAGGCCACAAACTTCCATATTCCAAGGTAGTATCGAAGGTCCTGCCATGGAAAAATGCTCCATCAGCATTAACTGCTGCAGCAATACTGGAAACTAAAGTAACTACTTCATTATAGGTCATACACTGAATATTCTTATTGAAGACGTTTGTGAGCCTTTTGAATTTTCATTCTTGGTATATTGTATTGAATCAAACGTGTAGCTTACTTCTGATAGCCTGTTAAGCATCTTGGTTAGCTTAGTTGATACACTTACCTTAACATCTGCCAGTATGTAGCCTAACTCCTCAGCATTGATCTCAAAACTGGTATTGTCGGTATGCTTTCGAATGCCACCCATAGAAAGGTGTTTACCATGCCAAATAAGGAAGGATCTGTAGGTGTAATAAACCAAATATGGCTTTGCAAATTGATGCCAGAAAGTAAGCAATTCCTGCTTTACCCAGTGTGCATTTGCATCTGGATTGCCTGCACCAATAAGAATTGCAGCATCTGCCTTGAACATTTCATCATCAAACAATACGATAGAGTTTTGTGCGTATGCCTGATTGGTCCATTCTTCACCTTGGGTTCCTGCTAGTATATCAACTACCTGAGTAGCAATTGCATCATACATTGTGGAACTGATGGTATCTCTGAATCCTAACTCACATCCACTATGGATTAATGGATTGATCCATTCATCCTTAATGTTATCGGTCCACCTTGGCACTATAGCCATGTCCTGTTTATTGAAAATCTTTTTCATTTTACAATTTCTTTACTAAGTGGAACCTCTGAGTCTGGAACCATACCAATTAGATCCAGTATTTGCGCTCTACTCATGTTGTCAAGTATTTTTTGGGCAATAGCACCATCTAAAATGCTCAACTTTTCTAATGCAATTTCCTGAGGGGTTTTTTCATTAACAGGCAATGGTTCGTAGCCAGATAATGCCCTGATTTCATCATCAGTCATTTTAGCCAGTACCTCACTAGGAATGTAATCTACCAACTGCAATTGCTTAATAGAAAAATCCTTATCAGGAAAAATAAGGTTCAATGCTTCAATGATCAGGTTTTGATCCTCAATTACTGAATGCTGCAATATCAACAATG